TCTGGCAAGTTGAGTCAGGGACTGATGAACCTTGGTATCGTAGCCAACCCACAGGCTACCGCCCAGAAGCCTCCAGCAGCCCCACCGAAGCCTCCAGCAGCACTAGCAGATGCAACTGCACCTACTGTAGAAGAAGCCGCTGTACAGCCTCCTGTGGAAGAGGTTATTCCACCTAAACCTAAAGGTAAGAAAAAGTCAAAAGCTGCACCTACTGTTGATGAAAATGCTCCTATTACAGAATACGATAATGAGCCATATGTTTCGCCATATGGTTTAAAACCCCCTGCTCCTCCTGTTGTTGAACCTAAAACTGAATCTGATGAAACTCGCATTGCTGCGGCGATTGATGCGGGGGAATATTTTTCTCGTGCATCATTTGCTAAAGATACGAAGATTCCTAATAGTCGTAATGGTGAGTTCTTTGGAAAAGGAATCACGAATGAAGAGGCTATGTCTCTTACGAGGAGATTAGGAACAGGTATTAAGCCGGGTCGTATTTATCTTCCTGAAGGGGATGATACAAGAGGCAGAGCACATATTGAAAAACAAGGTCATATCCCAGAATTGCAAGACATTGGCTTTAATGGAATAGTAGACGCTCTCGAATATGTTACTTCAAAAAGAGAAAATAACGACTTCAATATTGGAGGTGGAACTAGCTATGTCATTTCTGCAATTAAGAAGGTCAACGGCAAGGATGTAAAAATTTTTGCTGCTATTGCACCAGATCTTAATGACACGTCAAAACACTCTGTTATTACCTTGTATCCTAGCACTGGTAAAAAACCATCTGAGCGCGGTGCTACTCAAGTCGATAGGGGTACGTCTGAGCGTATGAAGTCTCTTACACCTGAACAACGCCGTGCAATGATTATGAACAAGGAACAGTTCTCTCGTGCTGCTGCTCAGACAAGTGCAAACGTTGAAGAGTTCAAGAGTTGGTGGAAGCGAAGCAAAGCTGTAGACACCAATGGTGAACCAAAACGCTTCTATACTGGAAAAGCAACTACCCGCTTGGATAAAGATGGTAAGCCATTCAAGTCCTTTACTAGGGCTGGATCTGGTGTAATGTTGGATGCGATGGGTAAGCCTATTCCGGGTATGAAAGGGCCATTCTACTTTAGTCCTGATGCACCTTTTGCTGATCAGTTTGCGATGCGGCGATTGTCTCAAAACGACTTTAAGGAAAATAAGGTTAATCAAGCGAATGACGGTGGTAGGATGATTCCAGTCTTCCTGTCAGTACAAAATCCGTTTGACTTTGACAATCCAGAGCACGTTGCTCGGATCATGCAAGATCAAATATTAAAGTCTGATGTGCTGAGAGGTCGTATTCAGAAGCGTCTTATTGAAGATGGCTTCTGGAAAGAGATTGAAAAAACAGCCGTTCAAGGTGCAATTAGACGCTCTGGTTTTGACGGGTTCTATCTTACAGAAACAATCCCTGAATACAACGACAACAACGAGCCTACAGGCAAAGAGATCACTTCAAAAAACCTAGCCGTTTATAATCCTAAGCAAATCAAGGGTGTATTCAACGAATTCGCTCCCGGAACAGCAGAGTCAGAACAATTCTCTCGTGCTCGTGCTACTGGTGATCAATTCAGCACTGACATGAAGTCTAGATCAGATAGGAAGTTTGGTGTTTATCCTTACTTGAGAGCATTTACTAACGTTTTATTTGATCATAAGCGCAAGATCATGGCTGGTGTAAATCCAAACAATGCCGCTTTACAGATTCAATACTTAAACGAACTAGAGCGTAACTATCCTAACCCACTGGTCGATGCTGAGACATTTACAACAATGGCTTCTGATGCATTTGGCTCTGCTGTAGTAGATAGTTCTGTTCCACTTCCTCCATATAACGCTATTCGGATGGTTCAAGATCCTACCATTATCGAACAACAAATTGGTAGAATGAGTCCAAGTCAGCGACAGATGGCTGAAGATGGATTTAAACTTGGTAAGCGTGTCAAGGCAGCGTATGTAAATGGTAAGATGACTCCAAGTCATACCGCAAAGTTAGTACTTTGGGGTATATTGAGCCGTGGTGTTAGCCCGTTCATTCAAGAAAGTGCTTTCCTTGATGTAGTAACAGAACGTGGTAACAAGGCTGGTATTGGATATTTTATTGAATCTGCTCTTAATGGTGAGTTCAATAAACGGGAATACCTTGATTGGTCCAACATGATTATGCCTGAGTCATCTCCGGGCAATTCAACAAAGCATAACCTTAATGGCTTTGGTGACTCACTTATGAAGTTATCTGAGACTCTTCCATCTGGAAAGACACTGCTTCAAGAGTTGCATGATATGATTGCTGACTATAGATTGTCAGGTAAAGAAATTCGTCGTCGGTTCCATAGCATTAATACTGGTATTGGAATTAATAACAAAGTTCTTTCATTCGTGCTTTTGGTTTCTGGTCGTACTGATGTTGTTGTTTTGGATCGTGTGCAAATGCGTAATCTATTCAATGACGGTCGTTTTGATTCTTATAATCTTTACGATGGCGAAAAAATACCAAAGATGGTGAAGAACCAAAAGACAGGCAAGACTGCCCTCAAGGATGTTCAAGATGTTGGTACAAACATGAACAAACTTGGTGATGATATGGTTGGTCTGATGTATTACGAAGCCATTGAACGTGGTATGAAAGATGCCATCAAGACGGCTTATAATAATCTTGGTCGTGGTGATGGGTCACCGGGGCAATTCCATTGGGAAAGTTGGGTTGCTACTTCTGCACAGGAAGTCGATCATGGTAGCATCGAAGGTATTCTCCGCGATGCTCTTGGTGTGGTAGATCCATACTATAATATTAATACACGTCAAGGAAAGTATGACGAGTTTTCATCTGGTATGATATATGGCTATGATAAAAACGCAGCACCATATGTTGACCTTCCAGATGGATTAGGAAACTTCTTTAGGTTTACACCATCAGATGGTAAAGAAGTTCTTGATCAAGTAAAGAAACCAGCGAATGGTATAGTCCCTGAAAACTTTAAGGTGAGTCAAAATGTCGAAGGACCGTGGTACAACAACAAACAAGTCAACAAAGCCAAGCTTAACCAACTATACTCCGAAAGAGGAACCTTGGTTTACGGAGATAATGCAGGACTTGGCAAAGCTGACACCGATGTCATCGGACGCAGAAACACAGCAGCCGCCACCGCCTCCGCAGTAGAACGTGCAATTGCTAGGTCTGGTGAGCAATTCTCTCGTGCTGCTGCACAGACAGGTGAGAACGTTGAAGAATTTAATACATGGGGAAGAAATGCAATAGTATCTAACGATATTGGAGAACCGCGTCGGTATTATACCGGAACGTCAAAAGATACTATTTTTAAAAAGTTCAAAGTTGAACGACATGGTGCTTGGTTTGCTTCTGATCCTGAAACAGCATCTATGTATGCTGAACGAAATGATAGCCAAGGATATAAATACGATATTGAGCGAGGGTTCTTTGAAATAAACACCGCAAGTCGTGTCATACCTGCGTTTTTAAGAGCCGAAAATCCATATACAGGTGATTTACCTTCAGAAGCAAAGAAAGATAATTATAAAAAGGCTCAGTCTGATTGGTTTGATAGTCTTCGTAGGCAGGGATATGACGCTTGGATTCCAGAAAGCATCAATGGGAACCTTGTTGTTATATTAAAAGATCCAAATCAAATCAAAGGTGCGTTTAACGAATTTGCACCGGGAACCGCAAAGTCGGAACAGTTCTCTCGTGCAAATCAACGACAGAAGGATATCCTTAAAAGTATGATGGCTCCACCTAATAATAAGGGTGGCATTGAAAAGTTTGCGTCAGAAGTGTATGTAAAGGATGGTAGCCTTGGCAGTGGTCTTGGTGGACTAAAGGTTAGGTTCATTCAGGGTCTGTTTGATTATCTCGCACCACTAAAGCTTATTGCACCAAATGCATATAAGAAGTTCCGCATTGCCAATAACTCAGCAAGTATTGCTCTAAGTGTTATAGCAAACGGACCTATTGAGCGTTTCAAGGGTGGCTACAGGACTATTCCCGGTGCAAAGTCCCTTACTGCTATTATTGATGGTATTGGTAAAAAGTACGGCCCAGAGGGTGTTCATCTCTGGACTGGTTACATGGCTGCTAAAAGGTCAAAGCGTCTTATCCTCGAAGGAAGAGAGTCGTTGATGACACAGGCAGACATTGATGAGATGCTTGATCTCATTAATCAATACCCTGAATTCGAGACAGCACGAAAAGAATGGATAGAGTTCAATGACAAAAATGTTGACTTTGCTCGTGCAAATGGAACTCTTACTGCAAGAGAAGCAGCTTCTTGGAAGGCAAATGGTGATTACATTCCTTTCTATCGTGCTCTTGATGATGACGGTGGTCTTGTCGCTCCGGGTGTAGGAACACTTGCAAGACAGTCTGATGTATCCAAGAAACTCAAGGGCAGCGATAAGCAGTTGGGTAATATTCTTGAGAACATGATTCTCAATACTGATCTTCTTGTCAGAAAAGCTATTCGTAACGATGCTCTACGTTCTCTTGAGCGTGAGGCTGCAGGAACTGGTGCTCTTCAGAAAATCTCAGGTGTAACGCCAACGTCAGTACTGACAACAGGCAAGAGCATCGCTGATGAAATTGCTGATCATCTTTCCAAGGTGATGGGTATCGATAGAACAGACCCAGCATTTGACGTAATCGTACAGCCTATCATTGACGCGACAGATATGTCTGACGCTGGATTGATTTCATTGTTTGGGTTCAAGCCTAACATGGATAAGGACGTGATGGTTGTTCGTGGACCTTCAGGTATTGCTGGAGACACAAGCACGAAGAGATACTACAAGATTAAAGATCCGTTGCTTGTCACGGCGTTGACGTTTGTTCCACCTAGCAACCTTGGCTTCATGCGTCTTCTGACAGCACCAAAGACATTGTTTACTCGTGCAATTACGATGGCTCCACCATTCATGGCAGCTAACTTGTTCAGAGATACGCTTCAGGCACGGGTTCTTTCCAACGCGAAGACAATCCCGTTCTTTGACACGACGAAGGGTCTGTACGCATCTCTCAGGAACACTCAAGGAGCTAAAGATCTTCAGGCTGGTGGCGGTTCTACAACGAACAACTATGACTCGTCGAGTTTAAACAGATACAAGAAGCTAACCGGATCAAAGTCTAATCCATTCATGGTTACGCTTGGTAATGCTTGGGGTGCTTTGGAAGCTATTGGTAACGCGACAGAAGTTGCCAACCGAATTGCTATTCGCGAAGCAAAGCTTAAGTCTGGTGCATCTCTTGGTGACGCAAACTTTGAAGCACTTGACATCATGGACTTCTCTTTGCGTGGATCAAACGCAATAGTGAACTTCATGATCTCGACAGTGCCATTCCTTAATGCACGTCTGCAGGGTATGTATAAGCTGGGCCGTGCTGGGTTCAGCAAAGAGAACCGTGCCAACTTCATGCTTATGGGTTCAATGTTTGCACTGGCATCGCTTGGTCTTGCTGCAATGAACGAAGACGACGAACGTTATAAGAAAGAAACGAACGTATCAAAAGACAACTACATTCATATCTATCTTGACAAAATCCTGCCAAAGGAAGCTCTAATCGCCGCTGGTATCGATAAGTGGACTGAAGACTTCCATATTGCATTGCCAAAGCCGTTTGAAATCGGTGCAGTCTTCATGACCATTCCAGAGCGTATGTATGGCGTGTACAACGGAACGCAACAGGCAAAGGACTTGAGGGATTCTGTCTGGGGTATCGTTGGTACAACATTCAAGATGCACCCAGTCGAAATGATTCCGTACCCTGCTAAAATTGCAGCAGAGCAGATCATGAACGTTGACTTGTTCAGGAAGCAGGATATTGTCCCGGATTACAAGAGAGCACCGGGTTTTGAAGAGGCTGAGTATAAATACGACACCCCTGAAATACTCAAGGCTTTCTCTCAGGCCGTTAAGGATAGCACGGGCATTGGCATCTCGCCACTAAGGGCAGAGAAACTTATTCGCGACTTTGCTGGAACGTTTGGTGAATACTTCATGATGGCTGGTGACATGGCCTACCGTGAAATGAATGGTATGCCACAGCCTATCAATAAGAGCCTTCTTGAAAGTGTGACTGGTCAGAGTAGATTTGTTAAGACAAACTCACCTGCGTATACACAGCACGAACAAGACTTCTACAACCTATCTAAGGATATCAAGAGCATCGTAAGGGTTCTTGATACCTTCGATAAGGAAAACCCTGAAAAGGCAGAGAAGTTTGAAGAAGCTAATGCTGCATATCTTTCTATGGAAAAGAAAGCTAACAAGGTAAGTAAACAACTTGCAGATCTACGCAGTGCAAAGGAACAGATCTACAGAGAAGGTGGTCCAAACGCAGAAGCTGAGATCAAAGCAATTAATGCAGAAGAAAATGAACTCACAAGAGACTTTATGATTGAATTCAGGGAAGTTGAGAAAGAGTACTGATGTCGCTGTTTAAACGCTCTTGTGGAATCCACCAAGAGTCTTTGTTCCAGAAGTCTTCAGTCTTCGCGTCTTTGCCACTGATCCAACCCTTGATCTCATAGAGAAGTTCATTGTGCGCGATGACGAGAATGTAGTTGTCTGATTCGCTGTCTGGCTTACGTACAATCAGATGTGCTTTTGGATGGGCAGAACTACGCACTTGCATATCTGCCCCAAGGTCAGCTTCCTTACCAACGTTTACAGAAAATCCCCAGTACTTTCCAAGGTGTTTTGCTAACGCCATTTCGGCTGCAGCACCCTGAATATCTGTCTCCCAATAGGATGTTCTAGCTGTGAACTTCTTGCTGTGAAGTCCACGATCAATTGACTCAATACGTCTATCAACCCCAACCATAGCCGCCTGTTTCAGTTCGAACTTTGTTAGATTAATAAACATCTGATACCCCTGTAAAAAATGCGGAGAATAAGTGTTCTATTCTCCGCATTAAGTCTTAACCAGTATGGAAGGATGTTCTAAAAAAGGAAAAACAGAACATCCTCAGAAAGGGATATCATCATCCATTGGTATTGTCACAGGTTGGCTAACGGTTTTGTTGGTAATTTCATGAAAGCTAATATCCCCAACAACATATGAATTGTTGGGAACTTCACGAAAGCTAATATTACCAGCAAGATATGTATTGCCATTCTTGTCTGACTGAAGCCAAAGAGACATACCATTCTTTGGATCTGACATCATGTTGGTAAACCCAGCTTCGATTGGGCCACTGTAGTGAGGAGCCTTCTCATTGTCAGACTTGGTTGGAAAGATTGCACCAATCTTCACATACACTTCTCTGACAGTCTTGCCCTTGGCAGTGACTGCATCAACAACGACTGACTTAAGTTCAACACCATTGACGTTGATACGCCCAGCCCTTGTAACGGTTTCCTGACCGCGTGGTTCAAAGAGAGCGATTTTGTTCGTGTTATCGTAGTTACTCATTTTTTCGACTCCATCAATTCTGTTTGCATTGTTTCTAAATCTTTTTCTAACATATCGTACCTTTTTCTCCAGTAGTTATTTGACTCTCTCCAGCTTTCAAAAGAATGTTTGATATCTCCGAACAGCCTTACAGTAGCCCAGATACCCATAACAATCCATGCAACTTCTACTAGATTACCCGTATTGGCAATTGTAATCATTTTTTCGACTCCAAACGTAGCTTTGTTGACTCTGCAGTTTTAGTGACGTGCTCGAAGAGTGACAAGTCTGCCTCACCAATCTTCATGATAGTTTCAGTGTTATCCCCAACAAGTCTTTCGTATGATGGAGTGTCAGGGCATTTCTCTAGCTTCGAGATAAAAGACTTAGCCCACTCGTCATACTTCTTACCAGTGAGAGGAATTGTCCAAGATCCTGTCTTTGGTTTTGTCGGCTGTGCAACAGGAGCCATAACTGGTGCTACTGGTGCAGGTGCTTGTACATGTACAGGTGTCTGTACAGGTGCAGGTTGTGGACGTGGAGCGTTAGGAATGGCTGATGCTGCATTTGCATCGTCATCCTCTGCGGCAACTCCCACGATAGCCATGATTGTGTACCTACGAGCGTAGGTCATAGCAGAGCCATAACCCTGTGGGTCTTGCTTCGTGGATATGATTGGATACACTCCAGATATGGACTGACCACTCTTATGTATCAACGAAGTACGTAGCAAAGTAACACCGTCAACATATTCAGTGGTCTGAACAATGGCTAGATCATTGTCAGCAAGTGGTCCACGAACAGCATCAATTACTGACCCAAGGTCAGCGTACTTAGACTTGAAGAACGGATTAGCCTTGTCCTTCGATACGTTGCTAAGTGTCGCCTGTGCTTTTGCTATTGCTGCCGCGATTAAATCAATTTTAGGTTTGTCTTCCATTATATGCTCCATATGTTACTTGCAATGAAACGAGACTTCTCATCCCACCTAAATCCGTTAATGTCTCTGGGTGTGAAAAGTTCGAATAGTGTTTCCCAATCGTATCCAAGTGCTGTCTTAATAGATCTCACTGTAGACTTCAACCTATTCATTCCGGTTGTGTATTGATCTTCCGTGAGTGTGAACATGTCAAACTTCTTTGGTGTCGAGTAAACACACATGATCGGTTTGCCAGTCACATACTGATAGAAAGACATCTGTTCAATGTGAGGCTCCTTCATAGAGGAAGGACATCTCCCAGTAGTTTTCAAATCAATGTCGTATCCTTCAAACTGAAAGTCGATGAATCCAAGGAATGGTACTCCTTCGATTTCACCAACAACTTCTTTTTGAAAGGAAGTGTATTTGCTTTCACCAAGTTCTTTCTTGATGTCAAAGCACGTAGATACGTAAGATGGAATGTCATTGTATTCTTTCAGATCATCTGGAAACATTGGTTCACCTCTTGCACGTATAAACGATCTACATGCAATTAAAACAGTCTGCTCTAGCGTCAGATTAAATCTCCAAGACATTGCAAGTGCGTGTTCGACGGACAAACCACGTTGTGCCGCCGCTCCACTTTTCGTTCTGTACTTGTAGTCAGGGTGATGCTTTAGAATCCATAGAGATGGTTCTTCGCGGTACAACTGAATGTCGGACACCGACCCGCGATAATCAAATAAACTCATGTTACCTCCTGCGTTGTTAGGTTTAGTAGCACACTTTTCAGATAAGGCAAACATAAAAATGATCTTGTTAGCCATCTGTTGCGGCATAGTAAAACAAGTGTTAGCGTCCACTGAATGTAAAATTCAGGAGAATTAAATTGGTTAATACATATGATGTTGGTCACCTTCGCAGACTACTTAAGAAGTATCGCACGAAGACACTGATTAAATACTATGAGGGATTCATTTTCTATGATCGTGAACATGATGAAAACGTGGATCTAATTGCAAAGGAAGCTTGGCAACTTTATGAAGAGGGTTTAGTTCATCTGTTGCAAAAGAGGATTGGTGAATGCGCGTATATATACTACGTTGTTAAACGATGAAATTTCTCAACCTAGAGATTCTTCGTGACATCTTTCCACAGAAGAATACAAAGATAGGCCCAGAAGATACACAGTGTGTTGCCTTTGTCGAATGGCTAAGGAAGGCAACACGCTCAGGTAATGTACGCGCTGTTTGGTTTCATGTACCAAACGAAGGACGCAGATCATGGAAGCAAGGGACACTACAACGTGCAAAAGGATTATGCCCCGGAACACCGGACTACATCTTCATATGGGAAGGCGGTAGTTTGGCATTGGAGTTTAAAAGCCCATCAGGAAATCAGACCAAAGGGCAACGTGAGTTTGAGAAGTGGTGTGCTCACGAAAATATTCCATACCATCTTGTCAGGTCTTCAACTCAGGCCCAAGATTTAATTATGGGAAATGATCAAATCTGGTTTGACTGATTAGTCTATTCGTGTTTTAAAGTGCCATACTGAGATTCGGAGTATGACACATGGATAGATTTGAAGAGTTCTGGAAGGCGTATCCATCAAGGAACCCTCACGCTAATCCTAAGAAACCAGCACATACTGCATTTCTTCGTGCCATCAAGCGTGGTGCGACTGCTGATGCGTTGATCAAGGCTGCTCAGGGTTATGCACAATATGTCAAGGCACACAGCGTTAAGAGTATGTATGTTGCTATGGCGACAACGTTCCTCAATCAGGACAGGTATGATCAGTACGAAGATCAGAAGAAGCTTGTAACGATGGAAGATATCCTCAATGGCAACTGAACAGGAAGTCGTTGATATCATCATCAAGCCAATGATCTCGTTCTATCGTGCTCCTGATGGAATGAATGGCGACACAGATAAACTCATAGCCGTGAAGACGCAGTTCGTCAGGGCATTGTCACCATACACAACCAGAGCATTGGAAAGTGCATGGGATCGTGTCATCAGTAGACACTATGGTTGGGAATGGCCTACGTTACAGGAAATCGTAAGAGAGGCATCACTATGCAGTTGAAGGCAAAGGAAGTCGCAAGGCTTCTCTCTCACAACGGAAGAGTACAAGCGACAGCGGGTGGGTTTCTCACCAACTGTCCCGGCCCGAACCACAAGAATGGCGATAGGAATCCAAGCCTAAACATCACAGAGCGTGATGGCAAGTTGCTTTGGAAGTGCTACGCAGGTTGTGATCAGATGGCTGTCAAAGAAGCTATTGAGAGAAAGGTTCCTACATTGGCAGAGCCTATGGATAAGCAGCCTGTCGTACAGGCAACAACAGCCAATATCGACCGGAGTAACTCAAAGGTAAATGAGTACTTCGCGAGTCGTGGTATTGGCGAGGCAACGCTCTACACATTCAGGATTGGTTGGGACAAAGACCAAAAGGGATATGCGTTTCCATACTATAGCGATGGTGAGTTGAAGCACGTCAAGGTGCGTAGACCAGACAAGACTTGGTGGCAGACGCCGGGCGGTGGTAAACACTACTACAACATCGACGGCATTACACCAGACGAACCTGTCTACATTGTAGAGGGTGAAATCGATGCCTTGAGTGTCTTCGAGGCTGGGTTTAGTAACGTTATCTCTGTGCCAAATGGTGCAGGTGTATCAGATAAGATACATCCTGAGTTCATCAGCAATTCATTCGGTAAGTTGCAGGACGCAACGAAGATCATTATAGCTGTAGACAGCGATGAGAAAGGTCTTAAGCTTCGTGAGTCCATCGCTAAGATCTATGGGCGGGACAAGTGTTGGTTTGTTGACTGGCCTGAAGGTACTAAAGATGCCAACGATGTTCTCGTTGCTCATGGTCATATGGCTCTCATTGAGTGTTTAAACGAGGCAAAGCCATTCCCAATCAGAGCACTACAGTCTGCGTCTCAGTACACGAAGGATGTATTCGATCTCTACCATCACGGCAAGGAACGTGGAATGTCTACGGGTTATACCAGTGTTGACGAATACTACACGGTAGTACCGGGTGAATTGGAAGTTGTCACGGGTATTCCTTCGAGCGGCAAGACAAACTGGATCGATCAGATCTGCGTCAATCTATCAGAGCAGTATGGCACGAAACATGCAGTGTGTTCGTTTGAAAATCCTATGGCACAGCATCTGTCAATTCTTGCAGAGAAACGTGCGAAGAAGTCATTCGTTGGATACAACGGTGCAAGG